TGCTTCATGGTCTGGCTGTAAAAGAAAAGCCCGCACAGATTTGTGCAGGCTGGATGCTTCCCATGTCTCTCCGGTATAGCCCGGGGCCTTTTCAGGGGTGGGGTATCTGCAGGAAGGGCAGGGTATAAAAAGACCCCGGGGGTGCTTTGCAGACCCGGGGTATCAAAAAAGCCGCCCGGAAGATCCGAACGGCGGGATATAACAAAGAAACCCGGCTGGTGCATTCAGGCTGTTGGTCGGGAAAGGTGATCCTCTGTGTCAGCCGGGCAGCACAAAGCCCGCAGGGATGAAGGGAGTAAGTCTTTCCTGCGGGCTTCGGCATTTTAAATTTTAGCAGGGGTTGACAGTATTATCAAGTCCGGTTCGCTCCGGTTCAGTCCGGACTTTTGATATTCAGTCTTTTTATGGCCGCGCTGTGGCGCTGGAACATCTGGCTGCGGGAACTGCGGATGTTGATCGCGATGTCCGGCCAGTCCTCCAGCAGGATGTACCGCCGGAACAGGATCATGAAATCCACCTCATCGTCCAGCTGGCTGAACACCTCCATGATCTCGGCCCGGATGGCATCGCACACGGCAGACTGCGCCTCAGCGGCCCGGCGGGCCTCGTCGATGCGTTCCACACTGCGGGGCAGAGCCTGTCCGTCGCCGCTGCCGCCCGGCACAGGGGAAAAGCGCTGGGTGGTGTGGGTGGCATCGGTCTGCAGCGTGGCCAGCTCGTCCAGTTTGAGCAGCTCGAACCGCTTGGCCGTCCGGTACCGCCAGAGCCATGCCTTTTTCTCTTCGTAGGTCATTACAGTTCCTCCACCCGGACGAACACGCCGCAGGGGTCCGACCAGAATTTTTCTACGATCTCGCTGCACACCTGAGCGTCGTCGGCCCAGAAGTGCAGGCGGGTCATTTCGTCCTTGAGGGCCTTTTCCAGATTATCGGTGTCCGGCTTTGTGGTGCGCCAGCTGCCGCTTTTGCGGCCCTCGGCAGGGAAGCACCACTTGACCAGCAGCCGCACCGGACGGCCTGCGGGGATGGGTTTTTCCGGCGCGTGGGGTGCCAGATGGGCGTGGAGCTTGGCACGGGTCTGTTTCAGTTCCGGGCTGTCGTGGAGCACCGCGTGCGGCTGCCCGCCCTTCATGTAGGCGTGCAGCTGCTTTGCGTTGTGGGTGGTGGTAGGCGGCTGCATGGGGAGAAAGAATTGCATGTACATGGGGTTCACCTCGTTTTTCTTTTTTTCAGGTTTTAGCGCCAACGTGATGGGGAGGGTTCCCCGAATGGATGGGGGCTGTGTACGCCCCATCCTTCGGGATGCCCCATCACAATTGCAGTTGCAGTTTTAGCTATTATATATAGGCTATTTTGCACTGCAAAATCTGCAGTCATAGCGGCTATAACTGCAAAATTGCAGTTTTTCCTGTCGTGCAAAATAGCGGCTATTTCTGCATTTTTACAACAAGCTGTAATTGAAGCTATTACAAAATGTTTAACCTGCGCTGCCGGGTTCCTTGCGTCCCACTTTCTCGCCATCGATCCAGAACCGTCCGTCATCTTTCAGCCGCGTCTTGATGGTGCGGGGCTTCAGGTCCATGTACTCGGCCAGCGCATAGACGGTAACTTCGCCGTCCATCATGCAGGCTTCAAAGGCGGTGTCCAGTTCGGCCTTTTTGTCCTTGGTCACCTTGCCTTTATCGCCCCAGCGCTTGGCGGCACCGCGGCTGCCCAGCGTTTTGAAATCGCTGTCCGGCTGCAGGTCTTCCAGCAGGCCGCTGTCCGGCTTGTGCACGGGGTAGTCGAACCAGAGGTTCACCGGGTCGAAGCGGGCAAACTCGCGCAGGGTGCCCTCGATGCGCCATGCGGTCATGCCGTCGGCCTTTTTCTCAGCAGCCGCGACCTCGGCATCGATGGCCCGCAGATCTGCAAGGCCCAGTTTTTCCTTTGCGATGGTCAGCATCCGGTGGCGGCTGAGGGTATCATCCAAGCCGTAGGCATCCGCATGACCGCGTTTGTCCAACATGGCCTTGATCACGCGGCAGGCGGCTTTGTTGTGCAGCTGTTCCCGGATGGCATCGGTGGGTACCAGCTCGGTCATGTCCAGCATGGCATCCGGGTCGCGGGCGAACACGCCGGAGCCGGATGCACGGTCCATGCTGCGCTTGCCGCCTTGGGCACCTTTGCTGTGGTGATGGGCGTAAATTACAGCACAATCCAGTTCATGGCATACCTTATCGAACTGGCCGCAGAACTTCGCCATTTGCTCTGCAGAGTTTTCATCACCGGTCAGCACCTTATAGATAGGGTCGAAGATGATTGCCGTGAAGCCCTGCTTCTTTGCCCGGCGAATTAACTTTGGAGCTAATTTGTCAAGCTGCACCGGAATGCCGCGCAAGTCCCAGATGGCAATCTGGTTGAAATGTGTTGGAGGGAGACCAAGTGCATTGTAAACATCCTGAAACCGGTGCATACAGGAATCCGGGTCGAGTTCCAGATTTAGGTACAGAACTTTTCCCTGTGCACAGTTAAAATGCCCCAGCCATGTGGTGCCCTCAGCAATGGCGATACACAGCTCGATCAAAGCAAAACTTTTGCCGGCTTTTGAAGGGCCTGCAATCATCATCTTGTGGCCTTTTCTCAGCACATTTTCAATGAGAGGTTCGCGCAGCGGGCGGATGTTGGAAAAATCGTTGCTGGTGTGCCAGTCGGGAAGATCATCCGTTTCCGATTCCAGCCAGTCCCGCCACTCGTCCCAGCAGGATTTCCCGATGTTCGTTTCCAGCAGCACCTGCCGTTTGTCACCGCGCGGGATGCCGGGCATCCGGGAAAGGCGGGAAGGGTTGCGGTTCTGCTGGTCGATAGTCAGGCCGTTTTTCTGGCAGGCGGAATAGAGATAATCCACCCGCCTGCGGTACTCGGCGTAGTCCGGGGCATCCACCTTCACGATGGCGTGGACGCTCTTGCCGCCGGAGTAGACCAGAGCCGCACAGGGCAGTTCCAGCTGCTTGATGATGGCCTGCTGCTTGCCCAGTTCCATGTTGTCACACTCCACGAGGGCGTAGCGGTAGGCAGTAATATTGGCATCCTTGCGTCCGGTGCCGTCCACAGGGTTGAAGCAGATCCATGCACCTACTTCAGGATCACAGTCGCCCACCACCTTGCCGAGGTCGCCGCCGCAGGCATCCAGCTCGGTGATGAGCTGCCCTGCGGTGCGGGTCCAGCTGCCTTTTGCAGGGCGGCGGCGGTCGGCGGCCATAAAGCTTTCGGTCACATAGGCCACATATTCATCCGGCTCAAACAGGGCTTGCAGGTAGCGCTTGAGCTGGTCGGCGGGGTGCCACTCTGCGGGCAAAGTCAGCTCGTGGGCTTCCACCCAGCGCGGGTCTACCAGACGGCCCTCGGTTTGTGTGCTGGTGCCGGCAGAAATATCATCGTTCCAGTCCAGAGCGTGGCCTGCGGGACCGCTCCATCCGTGGGAGTAGGCCAGCTGAAAAATGCTGCTTGCGGTGACGGGGCTGGCCCCGCCGCCGTGAAAGCTTTCCCATTTCTTGACGCACTCGCCCTTGTGATAGCGGCCAGCATCGCGTGTGCTCCACTGTTCCCAGATGGTAACGGGCAGACCGGCATCCTTCAGTGCCATGCCCACCATGAGCCATTCGTCATAGGTCAGGGCGGACGGGGATACGAAGTCCAATGCTTCCTTGAGTTCATTTTCATGTTCCATTCGCGTTACCATCCAAAGTTAAAAGGACTGTCCGGCGCAGCGGGCGGTTCCACAGGCGGGATATAGGTTCTGGGGTTCACGCCCTTGGGCACGCCGCGCCAGCCGCCTGCCGCAATGCGGTCGATCATGTGTTTGGCTGCATCGAAGCTCCACGTGCCCACGCTCTGGAAACCGTAACGTTCCAGCACGCGGATCTGCTTGGGTGTGGTCAGCCCTTCGGCACGGCGTTTGTTCAGCCGGTCCAGCAGCAGGGAAGCCTTACCAGCAGATTCTATAGCGTCCGGCAGGATGCCCATTTTTTCAAGAGCAGCAGTCTGTTCCGCGCTGGGCGGGCCTGCTTCCCAGCCAAAGGCCGGCACATATCCGGCAAGGTCTTCAGCCTGAATGCTCATTTCGTACTGCAGCGGGTCCACGAGACGGGCTTTTTTGCGGCGCTGTTCTTCCAGCTGTTTTGCAAGTGCTTCTTCCCGCTGGGCCACCACGTCCTCGCTGGCCTGCACGGCTGCTTCCTCGATGTCCTCCGGGCATCCGGTCTGGGCCAGATTTTCGGTCATCTGCCGGGCCACGGCGCGATCCTCACAGACCAGATCCGCCGGGCGGCACAGCTCGTGCTTGTCGGTCATCCACAAAAAATCCAGCAAAAGCAGATCGCTCTTGCCCGGGGAGAGCCGGGTGCCGCGCCCTACCATCTGACTGTACAGGCTGCGCACCTTGGTGGGCCGCAGTACCACAACGCAGTCCACGCTGGGGCAGTCCCAGCCCTCGGTGAGCAGCATGGAGTTACACAGCACGTTGTATTTGCCTGCATCGAAATCGGCCAGCACTTCCTTGCGGTCGGTGCTCTGGCCGTTGACCTCGGCGGCACGGAATCCATGGGAGTTCAGCAGGTCGCGGAACTTCTGGCTGGTCTTGATGAGGGGCAGGAACACCACCGTTTTGCGGCCTTTGCAGCGCTGGGCCATCTCGGCGGCGATCTGTTCCAGATAGGGGTCCAGCGCCGTGCCGAGGTCTCCCACGGCGTAGTCCCCGCCGCTCATGGTGACAGAAGAAATGTCCAGCTTCAGCGGAATGGTCTGGGCCATGATCCTGCACAGATAACCCTCTTTGATGGCATCGGTCAGCTTATATTCAAAGGCAAGGCTGTCGAACACCTCGCCGAGGTTGCGCATGTCGCCGCGATCCGGCGTGGCGGTCACGCCCAGCACCCTGGCGTGGTCGAAGTAGTCGAGGATGCGGCGGTAGCCGTCGGTGATGGCGTGGTGGGCCTCGTCAATGATGATAGTGCCAAAGTAATCATGAGGAAATCGTTCCAGTCGGGCGGTGCGCTGCAGGGTCTGCACGCTGCCCACCACCACACGGAACCATGTATTCAGACAGGTGGCATCTGCCTTTTCCACCGCGCTGACAAGGCCGGTAGAGCGCTGCAGCTTGTCCGCTGCCTGTTCCAGCAGCTCACCGCGATGGGCCAGAATGAGCACCCGGTGGCCCGCCCGCACCTGATCGGCAGCTACCGATGCAAACACGATGGTCTTGCCGGTGCCGGTAGGCAACACCAACAGGGTGCGGGTGTGGCCGTTCTCCCACTCGGCGTGGATGCGTTCACGGGCCTGCTGCTGGTAGGGTCTCAGTTCCTGCCCCATCAGAATGCCCCCTGCGTCCAGCCCTGAGTGGGTGCGGCCTTGGGTTCAGGCGGCGGCAGGAAGCGCTGCACCTCATTGCTCTGGCCGGTCTCACCTGCATGAGGGCCGCTCTGCTTGGTGTACTCCCGGATGCCGAGACGGCACAGGCCCTTCGCGCCTACCACCTCGTTCCAGCGGGGGCGGAAGGTCTCGCCGCGCTTGCACTGGCCGATGCTCTCGAAGAAAGCGCCCAGCAGGCCCTGTGTTTTGGTGTGCAGGTACAGGCGGTGGGTCACGGTGGTGTCGCCCTTGGCCCCGCCGAAGATCTTCAGGGTCAGCTTTGCCATGGAGCAGGGCGGCAGCTTGGCGCTGCCCTCAAAGCGGGCACGCTCCATGCCGGTGACCTCAAAGGCATACTCGCCCTCGGGCAGGAGCACGAACTCCTGCTGTTCGTTGGTAAATTCGTCGTCCCAGCTCAGGGCGCGGTCGGTGGTATTCATGTCGTTCATAAGTAAAGTCTCCTTTATAATGATTCCTTGATTCTTGGCTCCCCCTTCGGGGGAGCTCCGCAAGGCGCTGGCGCAAGCCAGACCGAAGCGGTGAGAGGGTTGGCTCTTTAAAACGGGATATCACGGTTGTCCAGCACCATCTGGAACACCTGCGGCCATGCGGCGATCAGACAGCCCTCCACAAAGTCAGCGGGGTAGTCCTTGATGGGCATATCCTCCGGGAAATAGCCCCGTTTGCCCACAACGCCCTGCAGTTCTTCACAGCTGACCTTGTTGGCGCTCATCAGAGCGGCCAACTTTTCCGGCACGCCCAGACTGAGCAGAACATTTTTCTCGGAGCTTTCCTGCAGCGGTGCGGGCTGCGGCTGAGCCACCGGCTTTGCTTCCAGCTGCGGGCTGGGCAGGATGTCGGCTTCAGCCTTCGGGGCGGGAACTCCCTCAGTCACCTGCGGTGACAGCTCCCTCTGAGAGGGAGCCTTTGAGGTGCTGCTTCCGGGGATGCAGGCGGCAATGCTGGCATAGTCAAAGGGTACTTCCTCCGGCAGATCAAAGCGGTTTTTGGCATCCCAGCAGGGGTGATGCGCGGTGTACAGTACACGCCTGCCGCCGCTGGCCTTGCTCTTGGCGTTCTTGCCGTCGCCCACCTTTTCCACAACGGTCTTGTAGTTGGCAAACAGCAGCATATCGCACCACTCGCGCAGCAGCGGGGCCACCTGTTTGGAAGTTTTCATGCTCCAGCGGTCGTAGTTGCCCACAGCGTCCGGCTGCTCAAATTTGGTAATAGCGGCATGGGCCAGCACCACCACGTTGTGCCCGGCCTGCAGCACCTCTTCCAAAGCGTCCAGCAGCTTGCCGAACTCTTCCTTAACATAGGTGTAGCCCTTGCCGTAGCCGAAATCTTCGATGCCGTTCACCTTGGCTTTGGCACACACGGCCTGAATGCACAGGCGTTCAGCCCAGTCGGCGGTATCAATGACCAGCGTGCCGCAGGGGACACTGCCCTTGCGTACCTCGGCCACCTCGTCCAGCAGCATGGCCCAGCTGGTGGGCTGGGGCAGGCGCTTGACGTTCAGCCGCTTGGTGCCGCCCTCGGTGTCGATGAAAACAGGATTCGGGAAGTGAGAAGCAAAGGTGCTTTTGCCGATGCCCTCCGGGCCGTACAGCACGGTCTTGACCGGGGAATCCTGCACCCCGGCAGTGACTGCATACTTACTCATTTAGAACGCTCCTTTCGTCCAGCTTTTCTGCTGGGGCTTTTCGGTGACGGGCGGCAGGGAGGTTTCGGCATCCTTCACCATGCCGTCCTCAATGATGATCTGGCACTCGCTGCCGGTGGAGACCCGGGTGGCGATGGCCTGCAGGCCTTCGGCTTCCAGCCAGACAGAGAACTCCTGCAGGGTGGTCATGTCCATTTGTTCCAGTTTGTCCAGCAGCACGAAGCCGCAGTCCGGGTTCAGGCGGCGGACGATGGCGGCGGCCACCCGCAGCTGGTCGCTGCCGGACATGTCCCGCCAGTGCTTGCCTTTATAGGTAAGAGCACCGTCCTCCACGCTCAGCTCCGGCAGGGGCAGGTCGGCACCGTTCAGCAGGGCCATGCGGTCGGCCCGCTTCTGCGTGATGCCCTCGGTGAGCTTGTCGTAATCGCTGGCATACCGGGCGGCTTCGTTCTCGGCCCGGGATTTTTCCAGATTGGCCCGCACCTTCTGGTTGATCTCTTCGATGTCCCGGATGGAAGCTTCCAGTTCGGCGGTGGATTCGTCCTGAAGCTGGGCGACGGTCTTTTGAGCGGTTTTCCGCTGATTGAACAGACGGGTGTGCTTGGCGTCGAGCTCCTGATACTGTTGTTCCAGCTCGGCAATGCGTTCACGGGTGCGTTTCAGTTCGGCCACACACTGCTGCTCCTGACGCTCAAGCTCTGTGTACTGTGCCCGCAGACGCTGATTCTCGCCGTTGCGGGCAAGGATTTCCTGCTGCTGGCGGATGAGGTCGGACGCGCTGACCGGCTTTTCCGGTGCATCCGGGTAGGAGATCAGCTCCTCGGCAAAGTGCTTTTTCTGCGCGGCCAGCTGGCCGGTGAAGGTGCGCTTGTCGTACAGGGCCTTGATCTCCATGTCACGGGTGTGCAGCTCAGTGCTGATGCCGATGATCCGCAGCAGGATATCGGCCTTTTCCTTGTCGGTGGCTTCCATGAAGCGGGGCAAGTCCAGCGCCAGCGGCTCCACAAAGGCGTTGAGCAACTGCTGCCCGCTACGCCGCCCGGTGGGGTCAGTGACGGTCAGACTGGCATTTTTGCCCTTGCGTTCCACCACCACACCGTTGGAAAGCTTGACCTTCAGATGAGCCGGAGCCACGGCGCCGTCCCGCTGGGCAGCGTCCGGGCGGAAACGGTCGCCGCCCAGTGCCCATGCAAGAGCATCCAGCACACTGGTCTTGCCCTGATTGTTGTTGCCGCCCACGATGGTGAGGCCAGTGGGCGACGGCGTGAGTGCAACGGCCTTGATGCGTTTGACGTTTTCGGCTTCCAGAGCCGTGATCTTTACAGACATGCGGATACCTCCCCTTGAGCGGATGCGAGTGTGTGAACGAACTGGTTGATCGCGGTCTCCCGCTGGTCGTTCGGCAGTTTGCGGAACTGCATTTTGGCGGACTGAACGATGCTTGTGATGGAGCGCCCGGCCAGAATGATGCTGTCGTAGGCATCGCGGGCATCCTGTTCCTGCTGTGCCTTATAGTCCGCAGTCATTCCGGCCGCAATCTCGTAAGCTTTTTCGCCTGCCCGCCGGTCTACCTCTTCCTCATCCACCACGGCGGCGATGGGCTGCTTTTTCAGGGCCGCATTTTCTTCCTGAAGCTTGTCGGCCCGGAGCTTGGCCGCTTCGGCCACCTGCCGGAAAGCTGGCCCTCGGCGTTCTTGGCCCGGGCTTCGGCCTTGTCGCGTTCCGCTTCGGCTTTCTGGCGCTGGAGGTTGGCCGCAATGCGGCTCTCGTCTGCATCGTGGTAGCTCTGCTGGAGCTTGGCGTTCTGCTCTTTCAGGCCGCTGATGTCGGCAAGGGCGGATTCATAGCGGCTTTCTGCTTCTTCCCGCCTTTCCGCGTCCTTAGAGGTCTGGGCTTCGGCGCTTTTCACCAGCTCCTTGAAATAGGCATTTTCCTTGCGGGCGTTCTGAGCGGACTTCTCGGCGGCGTCGGCGCGGTCTTTCTCGGCTTTGAGTTGGGCCAGCAGCTCCTGCACCCGCTGGCTGTCTCCGGCGGCTGCGGTGAGCTGTTCAGCGCAGCCGGAGCGGGCGATCAGGTTCAGGTCTTTGCGGGAGATGGACGGCAGTAATTTTAAATCCGCAACTGTTGCGGATTTAAAAGCATCTCCGTTCTGGGTCATGGTTCGGGCGCTGCCCTCGCTCATGCCCTTGCTCTCATACCACTTTGTCCATGTGCCGCCGCCATAGCGGCCAGCCTTGGCCGTCAGGGCGTGCATTTTGGCAACGTAGATGCAGGAAATGAGGTATTCATCCTGTGCGGTGCCGTAGTGCAGATCGAACTGCTGGTCGGTCTCCACGGCCTGTTCGGACAAATCCCCCAGGGCCGAGAAGTCGAAACTGGAGTCGGCGGGGATATTGCCGAACGGTTCGGCAATATCCTCAGAGTGAGTGGGAGTCAAAT